CTTTGCAGGCTCCTTATGTGACTCGACCACAACAGCCGCGCCAGACTGAATGATAATCTTGGCGGAATCGGCGGAAAAGCTTGCGGTGTTCCCCTTGACATAGGGGCCGTAGCTGCGGAGGAAGGAGAGGTTAATGAAATCCATGTGGTATAGGCCGGGGATTTCGCCCCGGCCTCTTTCCTATTAGTCAACTGCGGACGAAGCAAGCGACGGATCGGTGTCAGGGGCTTGGATGTAAGAGTCCTTACCAGCCGAAGTGTAACCGAGCGTCCAGCCTGTCGCCTGTAGAACGGCGGCAGACACGTCATGCTTCATTGCAAAGTCGATACTATTGCTGGCCTTCCACGCGATCAAATCCTGCCCGAACGGATTGACCTGTGTGCCGCCATCCATGAAGCTGCCCTCGGTGGTCATGCTGATCGCATAACGATAGCTGTCACCGATAATCAGATCAGTTGGATTTACGAGGATGATATTGGTTTTGTTCGCACCAGCCGTGCCGAGATTGGTCGGAAGCTGAGTCGTTACGTAAACAGGAAATCCGTTCAACTTGCCGGTGGACAGTTCCTCGCGGAACGGGAACACACCGAAAGTGGACGACAACTGCTTCAGGAACGCGACAACGGCGGGATGCATGATCCAGACGAAGTTGCCACGAACGAGGTTGGCCGTCAGTTGCAGTTCAACCGCCTGTAGGTCCGCACTGACAGTTTGGAACGTCACCGTGCCACCACCCGAGTTGGCGAGAATATTGCCAGCATTGGTGCTGGCGATAATGCCCTTGGGAGTGCTGGACGATCCGGCGCTGTTCAGAAACGTGCGATCTTCCAAAAGGGCAAGTCGATCGGTCAAGTCGTTTGCAATAATACTTGCCGCCGAGAGTGGTGTGAACTCCAAAAGCTCCCGGCTGGTGTAGGTTAGTGCACCATACTTGTGCCAAGTAAGCTGAATGTTGTCAAAACCGAGGTTGGTGACAGCGATGTTCTGGGCTTCACCGAAGAACGCGCCGGTTGAACCGAGGTTCTGACGGGGAATCGTCATGTTGCCATTTGGCATCTGGTAAACAGTTGGTCCGATTTGACGGACGACCGCTTTTGCATTCAGCAATTCGATCCAGTCAGCGTTGAAATCCTGTGGAATGATCGGCTGACTGGTGGTTAGAACCGTCTTGCGAACGAGATCATCGCCCCAAGTGCGCTCTACCATATCCTTTGCGGCTGTCAGGCCAAACTCTTTGCAGTGCCACTGAGCGACAAGCCACCGGCCCGAACGTTCGCCTGCCTTGGTCGCAGGAACGCGGACCTTGTCTTGTGTCACGATGTTAAATCCCTTGTTCTGGCCGCTCCATGCCTTCTCGGCATCTTCATCGGCGGGTGCCGGGGTGGCATCCTCGGCGTCGTCCTTGAGAGAGGCAGTCAGACGCGCGATACGCGCTTCCAGCTTGTCGCACTCGTCTTTCAACGCGTTGAATGATACAACGTCTTCGTCTGACAGAGGGGATTCGTCGGTCTCTTTAAGAGCCAGCGTCTCCATTTGGGACTTGTTATCCGCCCGGCGACGCCGAAGCTCTTTAATAGAAACGCTCATATAATGGGGACCTTGATCTAATGGCTTTTATTATTTAGTAATGAACAGGCTAATCCATCGCGGCGAGGATGCGCCGCAGCCGTGGACCATGATATTTCTTGGGCGCAAGGGCAGCCGTGATCATTTCGTGTGGCGCATCGGGGGCTGTTGCGGCCACAACATCAACCAATGTCGCCTCGCGATTACAGGGAATGCCCACGACGGAGATTTCCACCATCTCGCAGGCATCAACGTTCACCCCGTCATGCATGTAACGGTCGCCATCGGGATAACTGATCTCTTTGGGAATGAATCCAATCGAAACGGTTGATAGAAACCCGTCCCGCACAAGCTCGAACAGGCCGGATGCCTTTTGGCCGACAAGCGGATTGGTGGCCGGTGCAAACTCAATCACCCCGACCAGATTACCGCCTTCGATCCCGATACTGGTGCACCGGCCAATCGGCGCGGTGTCATGTTCATGCTGAAAAAACACAACCGGGTTCGCAAGGAAATGGGATACGTCGATTCCAGCCTGTTTAATCACGTCATGTTCGCGATCCACGGATTCGCTGCTGAAAATGAACTTTGCCTGTCGCTCGCCTGTGATCTGGACAGGGGCGGTGAGGCTCTTGCGGAGCGGGTGGTTGATCGCCTTTTTCATTTTCTGGTTCTTGCTTTCTTGACCGGCGGCGCCTCGGCGGTTTCGGTCTCTTTGACCGGCGCATTGACTTGGTAGTTAGGCAGGCCAGAAGTTTCACCTACCGTTCCAACATTGAGTGGTTTGGTGCGAATATCGCCTTCGGCACCACAGCTTGGACGGTTCATTTCACGCAACACATCATTGACCGTGAACACGCCATCACCCAGCAACTGATGCCAAAGATCAGACCTAGTCTTCAAATCACCGCGCTCCAGCGCGGAGAAATCAAACTCGAACTTGTACTTGTCAAACTCATCATCGAACAGAAGTGACCGGTTCAGCACCTGCTCAATCGGGTTTGTTATTGGAATGAGAGTGCTGTCGATGTATTCTTGCGACTGAGCATCAATCGCTGAATAGGAGCTTTTTTCATTCCCCCCCAATTTGTAGAGCGGGACACCAAATATTCTCGCCACCTCTTCGGTGATCATTTTTCTTGCTTCGATCATTTGCGCCTGTTCGGCGGTCGGGGTCACCGGCTTGAAATCAAATCCAAAGCCTAGGACAGGCGTTTTATAGCTGTTGTTCAATCCGGCCATATTCTTGTTCCAGGTATCGCTGAGCAATTTGATCGCATCAGGCGTCACCGCGTTGGCGCTGGTTAGAAATCCATTGAAATGACCGCCATTCTTGAACATCATGCTGGCAAGCTGCTGGGTGGCAAGGGAAAGGCCGATCGTTTCGGCACACAGTTGGGTGGGCGATGCGCCGCGTATCCCGCCGTCCAGACTCATCGTCCGGATATGGATCATTTCTTCTTCGGAAAACAGATTGTCATGCCGATGAGCGAACATCCGGTTAAGGCAGTAATAAAACAGATTGCCAATGCCATCCTCGCGTACGGATACCGTGGTGGGCAACAGAGGCACCAGTTGATCGGGTTTGCCGTCGCTGCCTGTCAGGATCGCCGTGTAGCTGTTCCCGGTGAGGACCAAGGACATCACCCACGAAACGACCATATCGTAGGTGGTCATGCGCTTGTTGGGGCGTCTGATGAGTCTGGACAGGGGATGTTTGCGATCCTCGGTCCAAATCCCATCAGGTCCCAACAGCATCAGCCTGAGCGGCAACTTGCTGACATCAGAACACAGAATACGAATACAGGCATACGCCACGCCGGATTGGAGCGTGGTAACAGGGTTGACTTCGAGTCCAGAATGGCTTTGCCCGTAGGGGCCGCCGAGAAGGGAACTAAAACCAGCGTTGTCGGCGTAGGCATCGGACGTGCCAAAATCCTTCGTCGCTGTGCGATCGACGGAGATTTGCCCGAGATCATTTATTTTAAGAGGAACCATGCAGATATTTAGGGATGCGATGCGAGGCTAGATCAGAGCGATATACATGCCCTCTGGCGTCGCCGTCATACACCGTGCTATCGCCATGATCGCGGCAATCGCCGGATCGATCTTGGCTTCCGGTCTGGCCCGCCTTGGATACACGTTGGACCGGGCGTCAAAGTGGCCTACCACGTTACCAATTGCCCATGTCAGGACCGGGTTTCCGTCATGGATCACCCTGCCAGCAGCAATCGCCGCACTGAACTCCTTGGTCGGCTCAGAAAAGTTCATTGTGGTGGCCTTGAACTCCATCATTGGGACGTTTTCTGCCAGTAATCGCTGTGATAACTGTGTTGCATTCCATGGATCATACGCTATACTACGAACCTTGAAGCGTTTACACAGGTCTCGCAAGTGATCCTCAATGGTAGCAAAGTCGGTCTCGTTGCCTTCCGTCTGGATCAGGTAACCGTTTCTCTCCCATCCGGCATAACTGGCGTTCTTGCCTTCGAGGATCGCCGCCTCATTCAGGAAATTGTGGCTGAACACCGTGTAGATGTCACGATCCTGATCATCCTTGCTGGGAAACACGATCGCCACGCTGGCAAGATCGACCTTGCTCGCGAGATCGACGGCTACTTCACAGTCCTGTCCAGCGTAATCTTCCAGTGTGATTTCCGTTGGGGATTTGCAGGCATTCCATGCTCTGGTGGAAAACAACGCTTCGTCAGCACCCATCCAGATATTCAGATGACGTGTGAGCGCGGCGGACTCTTGGGCCGGATTGTTTCTGGCCTGCTTCATAATTCCCCGGATGGCGTCGGGCTGGACGGAGATGCCCCAATTCGGATTGCATTTGATCCAAGTGGACTCGGCCCATGGGTCATCATCGGTATCCGCCGTGTAGATCAGAGCAAACAGCCGGTCATCATCCTGCGTCCTGTTCAGCACGCGGGTGGCGTAGTCCCAAAGCTGCTTGCCGATCCCGGCCGTGTTGCCGGTGGCGGTGCTGATGGACAGAATGAGCGGATGTTTGCGCTTGCCACAGGCGGTCAGCATCACGGAGTAGACTGCATCGCTGATATGGCTGGCTACCTCGTCCAGCACCGCCAAATGGACGGAGAGCCCTTCAAGGGATTTGGCGTCACTACTGACGGGAACGCATTTGGAGCCGGTCTTGACCTGGAAAATGGCATGGGCGCCAACTTTGATGCCTGCGGACTTGGCAAGCTCAGGAGACCGTTGCAGCATTTGAGCCGTCGTGTCCCAAAGAATCCGCGATTGATCGCGGGAGGTCGATGCCGCATACGTCTCACTGCCTGCCTCGCCTTCCAGGAAAGCCGCACGGAGCATCAGCGGGGCACACATGGTGGTCTTGCCGTTACCACGGGGGACGAAAATCACCGCTTGCCGGAAGCGGCGGGTGTCAGAGCCGGACTCAACCCAGCCATAGAGGTTCATGATGATGAACTTCTGCCAGGGCGCCAATCTGAGCGGCTTGCCGCCATCCGGGCCTTTGACGTTTTGGAGTAGCTGACTGAACCGCATCACTGGCTCTGCCAGATCGGGTCTGAACACCCATGGAGCACCGGGCAGGAGCGAACCTGCCAGATCATCCTGGAACCTCTGGGCGGCCTCCTGGACCAGCAGACAGGCCGGTATGCGACCGCTTAGCACATCATCGGCGTAGCGAACGCCGTCATCCACATTGGGGTATGCACTCACTGAATGATAAACTCTTCAAACGGGTTTGATGGGGCCTCTGGCGGGGCGGTCAGGCGGGCGCGATCAACCGGGGTTGCCCCCATCACACCTAGACACCACGACAGTTTGCCAAGCTCGGGGCCGGAGATTTTGTCGATACGCAGCTTCGCCATCAGGCGGCAAGCCATTTCCACCGTCCATCGGTCACTGGCGACAAGAACGGTCGGCGGAATCATCCATTGCAATTCCGCCCAGCATTGCGCCTCGGCTGGTTTGAAATCCTTCGGCGGCTCGCCAAGCGGATGTTTCGATTTGATCGCACGGGGACGGCGCCGCTGCGGATTGATCTTGAAAGCGCCGCTCAGTTCTAAAATCTCGGTGGGGATAACTTTGGGCATAATGACTCTATTTACCTGCGGCGATCCTAGGAAAACCAGCCTAGCTCTAGGACAGCGGCAAAATCTGGAAATTACGGCAGGCCGTTCAGATGGGATATTATTCTCTGGATTAGGTCTGTTGACGAATAATTTTGCA